AACACTCCACCCGGCCCGACTACTTCGCCGGATTCTGGTCTGCCAGACGTGTCGCCGTGGATGAGATCCACCAGCGTTACGATGTCCGAAGTGTGAGTGACAAAAAGGGTGACGACTTGAATCTTCAGTTGGTCTTCGAAGAAATCACCGACACGCTCCTGAAAGCTGTGAAGTGATTCGCCGTTCTCTGGGACTTCATTTGGATGGTCAATGTAGTGTTCGAGTTCTTCAGCGTACTCGTCACGATCCTTTCCCATGATTTCTGGAACCTGCCACGGGAACAGACAGCGACACTGTTCGATGCAGCGACCACCCACAACACCGCTGACAATCTTGGCAGTCTGTACAGTACGAAGGAGTGGGGAACAAATGATGCGTCCGATATCTTGGCGCGACAGGAATTCCGCTGCTTTGTGAGCGTCCAACTTACCCTGATCGTTCAACGGGACGTCGAGCATACCCCTGAAAATATTGGAGTCGTTTGCGTCAGTATCTCCATGACGCATGACGAATGCGCGAAGGGTCTTCTCAGCCATTAGGCCGCTCGCTTCAACTTACGAGGCTGTGGAGGAGTGAGCGCGTCGCCAGCAGCGTTTGCTGCTTCATCAGCCTGAACGTCAAGACCAGCTTGTGCAGCCAATTGAATCTTGCCGCTCGGCCCGAGGTCTTTGAACGCGATGGATTCAGCCGGGTGAGTAGGCACCTTCTGCTTCTTGAGAGCCTCCAGCTTCATCTGTGGCGCAATCGCCTGATCAGCCTGAGCCTGAGCAGCCTGTTGAACGATCTGTTGCAGAGCGAGCGCGTACAGCTCGACGTTCAGGAAGCCGTCCTCGTTCTCCAGCTTCTCGCGCTGTCCAGCCGGGGAGTTCCGCCAGCTCATGTAGAACGTCAACTCAGCCGGAGCATTGTCCAGCGGTGACGGCTTGCGGCTCGACTTGTTCAACTTGTATGGATCAGGGTCTTTGTCGGGAGGAGCCTGACCAGTGACCATAGCCAGAACGGTCGCTTGCACCGCTTGCATGATCGGCTGAGGCTTCTCCTTCAGCAGGCCGCGAATATTCTCCTGCACCTTCATCTGAATATCGTGGTTCGCTGCGTGGATGTTCGACAGACCAGAGATGCGAGTGAACTCTTCATCGTTCTGCGGATTCGTCAGAATGCCCTTTGCCTGTTCGTCACCCTGCGTTGCGCGCATGGACAACTGGACCAAGGCGAGCTGTTTCTCACTCAGCGTGTTCGGGTAGGTGCCGTCCGTATCGGGCTTGCACCAGAAGGTACCCGCGTGAATGCGAAGGTCTACCAGATCGACCAGCACGTTGCTGCCTTCGCGCTTGAGCGAGATGCGACCGTTCTCGTCGGCATCGGCCATGCGGTAGTAGGCACCGATTCTAACCGCTTGTTCACAGGCTTTGGCGTATGCAGGAATGAAGCCGCTGAAGGCCGTTCCAGCTTCACCACGGGAAGCCTCACGGAGAATCTGGATGCCTCCCAGAGTCGTGTTGTTCTCGTCGGCCTCACCGATAGCAGCCGGAGCAATGCCAGTCAGCGCGGTAGGAATGTCGGTCAGCAGTGCTTGCCGTAAGGCTTGCAACGCTTGACTTACCTGAGCGGGAGTCTCCGTCCAAACTTTGTTCTGGACGTTTACAGCCGGGTCCAGATCGTGCTTCAACGGATAGAACGCTCCCGGCTCTGCCTTCTGTTTGGTGCGAGAAGGAAAATCGAAAATCTGTGGATCGCCATATGACGCAGGGATGGCACGCATGTGCGTCTCCATCTCAAGGTCGAATGCGTTGTTGAAGGCATCCTGATCGGCCAGCATGCTGAAGCCGTAAGCAGGAGTTGCCTGACCGTGACCGGGTGTGGCGTGTCCAATGCTCCAGTGATCGTCCATGCTCTCGTTGCATGATTCGGCGTACTCGTTGCCGACAAACACGACCTTGGCTCCGTCCGGGTAGGTATTCTCGAACCACTCGCGGCATTCGTCATCTTCGATCTCACTGAAGATGCAGCTGCGGACCCAGACCATCTGACGAGTAGGTAGCTGGTCGAACGCCTCAGCCATCTGCGAGAGCAGGTGGATTCCCTGAGTCAGGGCGATACGTGTGCTGCGGTCGAACATGTACTCGGCAGGGCCGGGTTCACCAGCAGAGATTTTCTTCGCGATATCTGGGTACAGAGCCTTCGCAGCGGAGATGTCGATCTCGTCACTGAGAATGAGGTATGGGAACTCGTGGATGTTGCGAAGGTTGATCGGCACCTTGAGCCAAGGCACGCCGTACAGCGTCATCACTTCGCCACCACGCGGCTGGCGTGGTTTCTTCTCAGGAGGATTCTCTGCGCCGTCAGCGATGCCCTCGACCGACTCATCAACTTCGTCTTGGTCGTAGTAGCCGAACCGTGCGCCGTCAGTCACCCAGCGCGTGTAGATTCCGTAGCGGCCATCCGTGTAAGCAACGCGAGCGAAGTCCCGGAACAGATCGTTGTCAGCGTTGATCGCTTCGATTTCGTCCAGAAGGTAGTTAGCAGACGTCTTCACTCGATAGGCAGTGGCCGACTCACCGGACGCGGTGAAATGAACTTCCGGCTTGTGGCCGATGATCTTGACGAAGGCGCGGCCTGTTGCAAGGTAGATATTGAGTGGGTAGGTTGCGACACCAGATGCGGAGTTGGTTCCCGTTCCGCTGTTCGCCGGACCACCAGCTTGGAGCCACGTCAGCTCAAGGTCGGACCAGCAGGCATCGAAGATGTTTCTCCAGTAGAAACCGCCATCGGCTGCACGCTTGACTTCCTCAATGCGAGCGTACATATCGCGCAGCATGAGTTTGCTGACGATGTTCCGCCATTCATCGCGGTACTTTTCAGGGATGCGCTGGAGTTTCTTGCCGTACTTGCGCCGAATTGACTCACTGCCGACTTGCTCGCCGGGAGCGTACTTCTCCAGCAAATCCTGAAGAGCCTCTTCAGATTTCTGTGCTACTGCGGCCATGAGGCTCCTTAGAGGACTGTCACATCGCTTTGCAGCGTGATCGATGACTCACCCGAGTTCTTGACGCGGAGGAAACGGTAGCTCGACAGCACTCCAGAACTGGAAGGAGGCGAACCACCATCAGTGCCCGTGGAACCATCAGCCTGAATGTTCGTCTCGTAGTTGCCTGCGCCAGAAACGGTGAATGTGGCAAGGGTTTCTTCCCAGACAATGCCGTCAATGGAGCCTTGGAGTTCGAGAGAGCCGGAGCCGGATTCCACGAGAGCACGCCAGATGGCCTGACGCTGTGAAACCGGGTGACCGAAGGCAGCAGCGGCGATGACGATGGTGCGAGAAGCGTCGCCAGCAGGCAGAACTTCCGGGCCGGGTGTGATCGGTGTGCCGGGGATGTTAGGCGTCCCCAAGAACTGAGCCCGATCTCCGGGATAAATTGAAACGTTTGGTGATCCTGCTAGAGGCATTTATTTCTCCTTGTCGTCGTCCTTCTCCGAGATGTCGTCGTGACCTTCCTTTCGCAAGTAACTCAGCCGAATAGCCAGTGCCTGCGACGGATTAGTGACGATTTTTCCGCTCTTACCGGAGTGCAACTTCCCGGCTCGAAAGAGATGTTCGATTTCGCGTGCGGGCATTAGCTTTCGCTGTCTTCGCTCGCTCCGAGCATGCTCATGAGGCTTGAACCACCCTCTTCGTGCTCGTCTGCACCGGAACCGTCGTGAGCGTCCATTGCCGCTTTCACGTGCTCGTGAGCCTTCTTCAGGTGCTCGCCCACTTTCTTATGCTTCTCGTCTTTCTCATCTTCGGGCTTCTCAGCGCGGGACTTCGACATTGCGACACCCATCGTGGGACCGAACGTGCTCTTCTCGCCATCGTGAAAAATAGGCATGGGTTACTCCTTCTCCAATTGAATAATCGAAGAGCGACTTAGCCTTGCTGCTCAACGGCAGTGGGTTCAGCCGGAGCGGGCTTGTCCTTGCGGAGACGGTTCTGCCAGACGGTGGGATCGGCCTGCGACGCAGCGAACTGAGCCTTACGACTGGTAAAGACCTCGACTCCACCTACGCCTGCCTTGACGTCCTTCTTTTTGCCATCGGGCGACGGAGCGGGAGCCTCTTCCTCGTCCATTTCAAGGCGCATTACGAGCCGATCCTCCATCTCCGACATCTCTCCGTCGATGGCCTTGTAGCGATTCTTGAGTTCCTCGCGGAATTTCTCGATCTGATCGGTTTGCTCACCGCACAGCTTCTCCAGACCCTTGATCTCTTGGCGCAATTTCTCGAACTCCCGAGCGCACACCGGATCTTGCTTTTTCTGGAAGAACTTCTCAGGCATACCCAACTCCTTCATGGTCAGCACTGCAATTACGACACTCGATAGGGCGACATAGATTTGCAGGAACATTAGTGAACCCCACTTGCGCTGGATGGACTGAACGGACGAAGGCGCGGAGTACGATCTTGTGCCCACTGGCGACTGCGAGGCACATGAATGCCTTCCTCGCGAAGTTCCTTGATGCGACGGCAGTGCTCAGCGAACATCTGCATCGACTTCGAGGGCGTGATCCCACCTTGCTTGATGAGTTCCATCTTTTCGCGATAGACCTCACCCGCTGGCTTCTCCCCGGCGACATAGTGCGAATAAATGAAGTAGCGGATGCCGTCGAGCACGTCCAACTTCGGATCATCGCCTTCGTGCTGAATATCGCCGTCCTTCTCTGGATCGGAGACAGCACCCTGCAAGGCGTCGAGGAGTTCAACGCAGTTCTCGTCAATCAGCCAGCCGGAAACAACCTCGCCATCCATCAGCGTGTGACGATCAGCGAGCAGCGTATACATCAAGCGAAGGCCGTTGGCGCGGCTGTTCTTCTCAGCCTTGGCAGGTATCGGGCGAGGGAGACCACCTACGACCAGCGAGTCTCCAATGACACGAGCACGAGTACGTGATGCTTCGCCGAATGCTTCTGGCGACATATAGATTCTGTTAACCCGAGCAATGTTCTTTTCGCTGCCACGCATCTCGTCCAGCATGGTTCCAGCGATGACGCGCTCCGAGGCTCCCTTGATCAACTTCTCAGCGAACGTCACCACGAACAGCTGCGTCTCGCCGTTTTGTAGCGGGAGTTTGACCAGCGTGTTCCAGCAAATGTAAGTGTGGTGAACCGCTCCAACGTCAACGCCAAGGCCGATGGAGTGCCAGTGCTGCTTCTCCATCATCTTTAAGACCCACGTGTGATCCACGATGGTGGCGTCTTTGTCGAGGCAGTCGAAGTACATGCCCTCGAAGCCTGTCCACTTGCCGTACAGCCACGCATCCCGAATCGCCTTCGGTTGCGCGTTCAGCATCTTGCGGTATGCCCGACCAGCAGCTGTATCAGCCGCGTAAGCCGGGTTGTCGTCCATGAATGAAGCGATGTAGGTGTAGTCGGCTGGATCGTAGCCGCCGATGTCGATGTTCTTCGGGCAGGCTTTCGGGATGTCAGCTCCGAACAGGTGACGGAGCACGTCGGCTCCCGCTCCACCGGGGTTGCTCATGCCCTTGACTTGCGGCATGATCAGACGGCCCAGAATGTCCCGAGTGATCGGCGAACGCAGTGATCCAGTGACATACGACCACCACTTGAACGGGAGTTCGCACCACTCATCGAAGTAGATGCGGAAGAACTCACCACCCTGATATTTACGAGCAGCGGCTTCGTCGTTGATCGAGGCGAAATAGATGATGGAGCCATTCGGCAGCTCCAAGCGCGGATTGATCATGCCTCCGGTGAACACACCACGGAGTTCTTCCGGCAGCTTGAGGAATTCTTGAATGATGGTACGTTGCAACTCGTTCATCGTTTTACGAAGGACGATTTGCTTGCAGCCGGGGACGCGGGCTGCTGTGAACAGACAGTCCCAGACGCAGGCGAAGGTTTTGCCAGAGCCGCGCTGTCCACCCCACAGGACGTAGGGAGTATTCGCGTCGAAGAACTCAACCTGTCGAACGTGCGGGAAACCTTCAGGAGTGATGCGTCTGAACCAGTAGCCGAACTTCTTTAGCCAGATGCCATCTGGCGTTCTCGTCCTACCGTTGTTGAACCAGCACTGGTATGGTCGATCAATGTCACCCGGAACGTCGAGGATGTATTGTCCGATCGAGAGTGCCAGCTTGTCGGCCATTAATTACCGGGTGGTGGTGCTCCTTGCTCAGCAGTGGCGAGTGCCTCTTTCTTCGCCTTGAGCCAACCCTTGATCGCCTCTTGGTTCTTGATCGCCCAGTCAGCGACGTCGTCAGCGGAGAAATGGACGCGACCGTCTGCGCCGAATTGCAGACCCTCGTACTCGGTGTAGAGGAAGAGCGTGTCAACCACGCTGGCGAGCTGGAGCAGCAGAGTGTGATCGGCATTGCACATCTGCTGATGAGGCGCATGCCAACGCTTGAAGGCGTTGCCGACATACATCGCGACGTCGCCCTTGGTCGCAGGCAGATCCTCGTACTTGTCTCCTGCGTTCAGTTCGTTCCCGGTGATGTAGTGGTGATCGCTAAGCTTCGTCTTCCCGTTCTCCGACATACTCTTGTTCCCCTTCCGCGATGGGCAGTCCCAGCGCAACCTGCGTATTTGTGGTCGTCGTGGTCTTCGTCTGATTGCCCACGGTCAAACCCGTTTCCTTCGTGAGACGGTCGATGAGCAGCACAGCAGCTCGCTCATTCGCGGCCTGCACGTCGGCTACGTCCTTGCCATCCAGCTTTGCTGTCAGTGCTTCGACGGCCTTGATGTAAGCCATCGAGCCTTTCTTCGCTTTCGCCACTGCGAGGATGAATCCCTGTGCGGCCATCTCCTGAACTGTCGCCGGAGACATCCGCATGATGGCCTTCGGTGACTTCTTGGTGCGTGCCCACATCTGGAGCACTGCATCAACGACCTTGACCTTTTTCGGCTTCTTGCCTTCGATCTCTTCAGCAGCGGCGAGCTGTTCCTGCTCGATCAGAGCGAGTGCTTGCTCCTCAGCAGCGCGAGCGTCCTTCTTTTTGCCTTCAATCTCGGCAACTGTGGGGATGGTGCGTTCGCCTTCACCGTAGATGTGACGACCCGGCACTAATTCACTTCCTGAATCACGTGTTCCGTGAGAAGCATCGTTCGAGCGACAGAGGAAGCGTTGCGAAGCGAAGATTTCACGACCTTCGTCGGGTCGATGACACCCATTTCAAAAAGATCGCCGTACTCGCCAGTCAGGGAGTTGTATCCTTCGCGACGAGCGAGAATTTCAGCCGGGTTCAGCGCAGCATTCTCCAGAATCTGTTCAGCGGGCCGGGTGATGGCCTTTTTCACGATGCCCTCTGGCAATTCCTCAGCCACGAGATACAGACAGAAGCCTCCACCGATGACAACGCCCTCTTGCATGGCGTGGCGCGTGGCAAAGCACGCATCTTCGCAGCGGCCTTTCTTGTCTCCGAGTTCCACGCCGGAGTAGGCACCCAATTTCAGTAGCGTGACTCCACCAGTCAGCTTTGCCAGCCTTTCCTGAAGCCGTTCGCGCTCCAAGTTGGTGGGATTCTGTCCGAGCAAGCCTTTGATCTCAGTCACGCGCTTCTCAATCGCTTCCGGAGTGCCTGCACCTTCCATGATTCGCGTGTAGTTCGACGTGATGATGACTTTGCGAGCGCGTCCGAGCTGCTTCAGCGTGATCTGCGACACATCCATGCCAAGTTCTTGCAAAATAGCGGTGCCATCTGTCAGCGCGGCGATGTCTTTCAGCAAATCCTTGCGATGGCCCATGTTGGTAGGCAGCTTCACCGGGCAGACTGCCATCGTGCCGCGAAGTTTGTTGGAGCCGAGGATCGCTAGAGCCTCACCAGTGACGTCTTCCGCCAGAATCAGGAGCGGACGCCCGGTCTTTACGACCTGTTCCATGAGCGGAGTGAATCCCTGCATAGAAGAGAGCGGACGATCCAGCAGAAGGATCAGTGGATTCAGAAATTCCACAGTCTGCGTGATCTGCTGATTCACGAACACCGGGTTGATGAAACCTTGATTGAACTGCATTCCCTCGATGCGCTCGATAACGGTGTCAGCAGTCGGAGATTCCTCAACTGCGACGATGCCGTTTGGCCCAGCTTGCCGAGTAGCCTCAGCGATGAGACCTCCGAGAGTGGGATCGTTGTTGGCAGAGATGGTCGCGACGTGGTCAATCATCTTGCCGCTGAGTTTGCGGCTACGTTTGTCGATGAGATCGCAGGCCAGCTTGGTATCGCGCTCGATTTCGTCACGTACAGAGACTACGTTCGCGCCAGCTTTCAGCGCGTCGAAGCCATGCTTGTAGATCGAGTAGGCGAGCACAGTGGCAGCGGTCGTGCCGTCGCCAGCTTCCTGTACGGCCTTGTCAGCAGCCTCACGAACCATGCGG